CACTATAACCGCTTATACCAGAGTAACCGCTAATACCTGAATCTCCAGAGTAACCCGAAGAGCCAGAGTAACCGCTAATACCTGAATCTCCAGAGTAACCCGAAGGGCCAGAGTAGCCTGATATACCTGAATAAGCGCTGTAACCGCTATACCCGCTAGTACCGCTATAACCAGAGTAGCCGCTAATGCCACTGTAACCAGAAGTACCTGAGTAACCTGAGTAACCACTTATACCGGAATCTCCGCTATAGCCTGAAATACCAGAGTAACCACTAGTACCACTATAACCAGAAGTGCCAGAGTAACCGCTATAACCAGAAATGCCGGAATAACCAGAATGTCCAGAATAGCCTGAGTAACCACTTATACCAGACTCTCCGCTATAACCAGATACACCACTATAACCAGAATAACCTGAGTAACCGCTTGTACCACTTATACCGCTGTAGCCAGAATAACCTGATGTACCTGAATAACCACTAATACCAGAGTAGCCACTAATACCAGAGTAACCTGAAGAAGATGTTGCACCAACGGCTCCAGAATAACCGCTTATACCAGAGTAGCCGCTAAACCCACTGAAACCACTATAACCAGAAACACCTGAATAGCCTGATAGGCCACTATAACCAGAAATACCACTATAACCACTCGGTCCAGAGTAGCCACTAATACCAGAGTAACCGGAGCCCGCAGCAGCCCCAGCAGAGCCTGAATAACCTGAATACCCGCTATAGCCTGATGCTCCGCTATAACCAGATATACCACTATAACCAGATATACCGGAGTACCCGCTGTAGCCTGACACGCCACTATAACCAGATATACCAGAGTAACCACTTATACCAGACTCTCCAGAATAGCCGCTTATGCCACTATAACCGCTAAAACCAGAAATGCCAGAGTAACCTGAAAAGCCAGAGTAGCCGCTAAAGCCACTATATCCCGAAATACCACTGTAACCAGATATACCGGAGCCACTATAACCACTATAGCCTGAAACACCGCTATAGCCAGAGATACCACTATAACCTGAAGGGCCTGAGTAACCTGAAACGCCTGAGTAACCGCTATAACCGCTAATACCTGAATCTCCAGAGTAGCCACTATAACCAGAATTTCCTGAATAACCACTTATACCTGAATAACCACTTATACCGGAGTATCCCGAAGCGCCTGAATAGCCTGAAGTGCCGGAACCAGAATAACCTGATATACCTGAATAACCTGAAGGACCGCTATAACCGGAATAACCTGATGGACCGGAGTACCCTGATCCGCCTGAATACCCTGAAGGTCCAGAATAACCGCTGTATCCGCTTCCTCCACTATAGCCAGAATAACCCGAATCTCCTGAATAGCCTGAAGTGCCAGAACCAGAATAACCTGATATACCAGAGTAACCTGAAGGGCCACTATATCCGGACGCCCCAGAATAACCGGACCCGGCAACTGAACCAGGGGAACCGGAGTAACCAGAATAACCAGACTCTCCGCTACCAGAATAACCAGAATACCCCGAAGCGCCATCCAACCCGACTATACCCGCAGCTGACAACGAACTAAGAGCGGTGCTATACGAGCTATATGTTCCGTCCCCGTTGTTTCTTTCTAAAAAGATTAAATCGGGTAAAGTTGGCGTTACTTGCGGTAACTCGTGCGGAAAAATCAGTGTAGGGTCGTTAGCGGCCATGAATATAGATATTTATATTGCACGTACTTATTTTACAGAGTAGTATTAATTATTCAGACTTGGTACAACTAGATATACATTTGTTCCAGACGCGCCCAAGGCGCCTGTTGTCGCTCCGGATGTGTTAGTTACTCCTATATAATTTACTAGGATATTATTATCATCATAATCCCCATATACACTATTATTAGATTGGGTATTTTCATCATAATTAAATACTTGCTTAGAATCTTTATCAACAAACTGTGTATATTCTTTGGTTTCGAGTACTTTAGGTAAGTTATTAACTTGACCGTCAAACTTATTATCATAAACTTGATCCATGAGTTCTTCCCGGGGTGCATCAAGTTCATAATTAAAGTCAAAGCGCTTAGCTTTTATCATCCACACGTAATGCCCTAAAAGTTGATTGTTTTCTCCGCCCATTTCATCAACGCGCTCTGTTATTTCAAACACTCTACCACTTCTACCGCCTGGTCTGGTGCGACCATATTCAGATAGCTCAATTAAATCCCCGGCTTTAGGTTCGTAATTAGCAGCGGATAACACACCGCTTATCGCTGTAACTACACTAGTAAATGTTGCAATAGGTATAATAGCGGTTAAATCCGCTTCCCCTTGTAACCCGAACTTACTTAACACTACATTATCATTACTTAAAGTAAGAGCAATTACCATTGGTAACGGGGTAGAGTATCTTACCAATGGCATTTCCCCGTAAAAATAATCATGAGCGGATAAATTATACCCGTTTATATAGAAATTAATTTCCTGCCCGTGTATACGGATTTGCTCATTCCACCAATTTTGCCAGAGCTGCCTTTCCGAATTAGTGTTGTCTACATCTAAATATCTAAACCCCGTTGTACCGTATACACAATTATACCCCCCGCTTAATTGTGGTCCTACATCATCAGTACCTGGAGATGTGTATGTTCCAGTATCGGTACAGTATTTCGACAAATAGCTAGCCATTAAAAATATTTACTATAAACTATAGAAATAAAGCTAGATTAACTAAATATATTTAAATGAAGTTAAAAGACCTATCTAGTTTAGGCGACATCTACGCCAATATTGCAACTAATAATGAACCTGTAAAAAAGATTATAGAGCATAAAACTGACATTCTTTTAACTGATGCTACTCAGTATTTGCCAGAGAATAAACAGGTTAAGCCTGGTTCCCCTCTCGGTGGTGGTCCTGGCACAAAAGGCAATATTGAGCCTCTAGCTAAGAAGACTGGACCAGAAGGTCTTAAGGGTAATAACTTTGTAAAAGTAGATAAACAGCAAGATCCAGGCTCTGATGCTAAGGCTATGAAAGCTGAAGAAGAGCATGAAGCAGACGAAGAGGCAGTAGAAGGCGAAAAAGAAGCCGATGAGAATGAACACAAAAAAGAAGGAGCTAAAGTTACAACTCCAAAGGAAAAAGTTCAGGAAACTGTCAATGAGAATAATAAATATAATTACAAACCAAAATTTACTATGTCAAAACTAAAATTCGATCAACTGTACGAGGACGCTATCAAGCGTATTCCTTTCACTGAAGAAACAGAAGCCCATGGCCATGAAATGGCTGATGAGGCTGATATGGGCGCTGATATGGGCGCTGATGACGTACCAGCTGCTGATGATGCAATGGCAGATGCAGAAGATATGGGTACCGAAACTGAAGAAGTGACCATTACTCTTGACCGTGCTACAGCTCAAAAGCTACATGACGTACTCATGGCTCAGCTTACCGGTGGTGAAGAAGACATGAGCGGCGGAGAAGAAGAGTTTCCGCTAGCAGCAAATGAAGGTGGAGATGACACCATTGCTGAAGAAGTTGAAGCTGAAGACCTCGGTCATGCAGGCGTAGGCTCTGGTGCTAAGTCAGAGCAGCTTAAAGATGGCCACAAGATCAAGACTGTAAGCGATCTTAAGGTTGTAAAGGGTACAGCTGATAAGGGTACCATTAAGAACGAGCCAGAGCCAAAGGAAGAAAAGGGTAATAATGCAGCTCTTCAAGGTAAGAGCAACAAAGTTGGTTCAGGTACAGTAGCAACTACAGGCAGAAAAGCCTTCGAATAAGACATAGTAAGTTTAAAATAAAACCCGTTGAGTAATCAACGGGTTTTTTATTGGTCAGAATAAAAGACCATTCATTCGCCCTGACGCTGAATTAAAGTTTACTGGCTTCCAACCTTGAGAGATTAAATCTCCTAGCTCTCCTTTTTCCCCGGCTTCATTAAAGAAAATAGGATTACGGGATTGTATTTCAGCCTGTTCTTTTTTATTAAAACGTTTGTATAGATCTTCCTGGCTTGGTATTTTAGTTTCTGACACTTCGTATGGGTCCCAATTAAGAGGTAACACTTTAAGCGGTTTACCGTTACCATCTTTTTCTAGTACCTCATAAAATTGCTCTATAACTTTAGGCTCCAATACAAATAAGGCCCAGATTAAAGCTTCTACTCTATCATCTAAATATCTATCAGATTGTTTTTTCCATACTCCATTAGCTTGACGTACATAGGTCTTGAACTCTTGTATAGTTTCCTTATCGTAAATCTTTATAGACTTAAGAGTACTCATCCAATATCTAAGATTAGACATTCCGTTAAACTTACTATTAGTATGAGAGTATATCCCTAAGCGAGTATCCTTATCTACCTTTTCTGTAAAGGTACCCATACTTGGAGTATACTTAACAATAGACTCATAATTGTGAGTATGTACTAAAGCATCTACTACTTGAGCGCCGCAATTATTGCGTTCAACTAATATAGGTGGCCGTCCCCACTCATGAGCGACTTCTACTAGTTTACCGGTAAAATTAAAAGGGTCTAGTTTATTAGTAGATAGTACTGCTACCTGTTCTATATTAGTTAGGTCAGTTATATCTATAACTTGTGCTACTGAATTAGCTCTATTTATACCCTCGCCTACGTCAACCCCTATAGCATAGAAATGTTTTTCTTCTCTTTTTTTCCAAATCTTATACGTATTATCTTCGTTAGTAAGAATAGGTTCAGGAGCCGCTTTTTCAAACTCCTCCATTTGATCTTTGTCTAAAGCATTTTCACCAGCTGATCTAAACTCATTCCCGTATTCCTGGTTAAATGCCTCTACGGAACCGAGAGCTTTAACAGTCATTTCTTTCCACTTTTCATCTCTACCCGGCACTTCCCACCAATCAACTCTTTCATTGTGCCAACCATTGCCTCCGTCTAAAGAGTCAGTGTATATATTATAGAACAAATTACCTACCCCATTAGGGGTAGATAACATAAAGATCTTAGACTTCTTAGAAGAAGAAATTACTGGGAAGACCGATTCCCAGAAGTCATTCATAAACTCAGCAGGAATGAATGCGGCTTCGTCAATGAGTAGACAGTTAATAGATTCACCACGAGCAGCATCTGAAGTGGTAGTACTAATACCAATTGAGCTACCATTGGCAAGTTCCATACCTTCTTTAGCATAGTTTATTACCCCGGGCTTTAAGAAGTTAGGTAACATCTCATAAGCTAAACGAATACGTTTAAAAATATTTTTAGCAGTACCTTCTTTGTTGGCAATAAGAAGTACTCTATAATCGTCATTAAAGCATATCATCCATAGAGCGAATATAGTAAGAATAGTGGTTTTACCAATTTGACGTGAAGCTAATACTACATTGAATCTATTTTCTACTAGAGCTTTTAAAATACGTTTCTGGTACGGATAAAGCTTAATGGGCTGTTTACCTTCGTCTAGATTAACAATATAAAAAAAACGAGAGAAGTGTAATATAGACTTTCTAGCTCTTTCCAAATCCTCTACCATCTCAGATGTCCATTCAAACTGAGTATCCGGTACTGGTAAATTTTTATTGCCAAGATAGAATGTTTGCTCTTTAGATTTTGGCATTTTAAGTATTTACCACTAAGTTAGATAAAAGCTTTAGATAAAAAGGTAAATATTATATATGTCCAGCTTTACTAAACAGTTCTACAATATCATCGAAAAGACTGAGGATACTATCTTTACTAAGCCCGCATTTGAATTATTTAACAAAGAAAACAAATCCAATTATAAATTCAAGTATTATGGTTTAAAAGAAGGAGAAGCCCATTACCGGGTAGATGTAAAAGTACAGGATGACTTTAAATTAGTTTTTAGTAAAGCATTTATTGAAGCAAGAGTAGATGAAGAAGCTCATGTAGCTATATTTGAAATGGTTTGGTTGCTAACCGGTATGCACATGGACAGTGCTATTATCGGTAAGATAGTAGAAGACGAAGGTAAACTTAAGTATATGCCTTTCGACGATAAAGACTTTGAACAAACAGACACCGCCTATCCTAAGGACGGCGGTGTCGTAGAACTACCCGGTATAGCTATTAAGTTGTAATATTACCCGGAGCAGTAGGTGCTTCCTCATCGGTAGGATTACCGGGAGGGTTTTCAGTTTCATTATAACTTAATGCGTTATAATCGTCATGAGCATACTCTGTCTTCATGTGATCGGCAACTGAAACCAAATAGTCATCAGCCATAGTAAGCTTGCTTTGAGCCCAAGCCTCAAGATTAGCCCCTTCAGGCATCTTCTTAAGAATATCATGAATAGCTTTAGCATTACGTAGAATAGACTCTATCTGACTATAGCCCATTTCTACTTCATGATCTTCTTCTACTCGAGGTGGATTCTCATTGATATTAGGATCAATGGTCTCAAGTAACTGTACAAGTTTATTAAAACTGTTATTGCGCATAAAGTTATTTACCTTTCTTTTTCTTCTTAGCTACTTTCTTCTTCTTTGGAGCCGCAGGCTCCTCCCAAACCAGTTCCCCCACCTCCGGCTCCTCCGCCCCTGGGTACGCCACGGCCGGAGGCTCTTCAACCGGTACCGGAGTAGGCTCAGGAGTTACTTCAACTACTGGAACAGGTGTAGGCTCAGGAGTTACTTCAACAGGTACCGGAGTAGGTTCAGGGGTAGGCTGAGGATTAGCAGGAAGGTTGGTAGCAAAGCGATACACTAACCCAACCCCAAGTACCATAAACACCAATAAAATTATTAAAGAAGTCATATATATATTTAGTTAGGGGATTAATAAAAAAACCCCTATATAGGTATTCTACCTAATTTTTTTCTCGCAAAAAAATTTTAATTTTGCGGCAATGCGGATTTATTTAATCTTTTTAAATACAATACCTATATCAGGTACAATAACTACTTCAAACTTATCCCCGGTCTTAACATTTAAATGCGTAGGGTCCAGTTCTCGATCCATAATTATGTCTCCAGAGGAACATAACGTAAAGAAATAGTCCATGAAGTGTAACAAAGGCTGACTCATAACGGGGTACTGGTACTTATTAAAAAGTGAAATATAATACGAGTATTATGGGAAAGACCTCATGGAATAAAACCTATCCGACTTATAACCTCTCTAAAGAACAAGCTCGTTATGTAAGAGCTACTACCCCGTTTGGCGCGCGTAAAACCCGTTCAGATAAGGGTAAGAAACGTAAATAAGGGATACCTTAAAAATTCCTTATATAGGGATCCCAGCGAAAAAAATATCGCGCGAATTTTCCGAGAACTATAAATACTGACAAAATTATTAAAGGTGTCATATATATATTTAGTCAAACCTTACAACTTATATGTCTATAGGTACGTCTTCAAGGCCGTCCTTATATAAAGCATCTAGATAGGCTTGAGTATATTTTGCAAACTCCTTAAAAGGTATGGTAGGGGTAGTAGGAGGCTTGTCAAATTCAAAGCCGTATTCTCCGTGTCCTAATACTATACCGGTTTTAATTTTTTCTAAATTGGGTAACTTAAGAGTATTAAAATAGAAGTCTGTTTTTTCTTTATCTGAAGCTTTATCATATTGTTCGCGGCTAGCAATTGCAGAAGAGCCAATCGGATGCGTACTCCAGTTAATATCTGAAAATGGTACTCCATTTACACCAGATAGATCTAGAAAATTAACCTCTTTAGGAAACTCATCAAACTCTAAAGGCGTTCTCGAATAGTGCTGATAGAATATTAACCGGTTAATCTTACTAGATGCTATACCCTTAAAAGAGCGTATCTCACAACTGCTGAATACAAGGTTATTATATATTGTTTCTGGTAACCCAATTAAGTTATTAAATTCAATACCCCGAAATATTAAGTCCTGTACCTTATTAGGTAATCCAACTAGATTACCAGTTATTATACTATCCGATACAATTATCTTTTCTAGGTTTTCAGAGCACCCGGTAAAATTAGTTAAAGTACAACTATATATATTTAACTTCTTTAGATCAACCGGTAGAGATAAAAGATCTACCTTAACTTTATTACCTACTATTCTTAACTCGCCATTAAATGTAGGATTTAAACCCTTACAACTAACCTTTGCTGTAGTTTTAAATTCTACTGTTATATCTTTATCTACAATTGTATTTTCTAGTAACGATAAATCTTTATAATTAGAAGGGAGTACAATCGATAGTCTACCACATTTACTAGGTAGTCGAGCAGAGATATTTTTAAAATTACCCTGTAAATCAAACAATCCATCTACAACCCCAAACTTAACCGGTATATCATCTAATACTATACTACGACGAGCAGATAACATTATTTTATTTCTATGAAGATTAACAGACCCTTTTACATCCACCGTACCATCGCTATTAATAGTATAAGTACCCGATACTATAGCTTTAAGTATATCATCTACTGTGATCGGATTAGTCTTAGACATTAGATCATTAATAAAGACGTAGATGTTCATCTTACGATCTTTAAAATAGATCATCGGAGCGGTTGCACTCGCCGCAGGCGAGCGCTCAAATACAAAATCCTCTCCCTTATCAGATTTACCATACCCTAAAGTAGTTTTAGGGCTACTAGCACCGTCTGGCCTTATCGTAACAATCTTACTAAACGTAGCCCCTAAGCTAACTAGTTCATCAAGGTTCTTTTGAGTAGATGGGTGTACATTCGGTATCTTACTACTGTACGGTTGGGACTTAATTATCCCCGTAGTCGGATTTATAGTTCCCGGCCTAAACAAATAGTGTTTCCCGAACTTAATCTCCGTAGGTATAGTAGCCTCTTTAACGAGTACCTTACGAGAATACACTTCAGATAGTAACCCCAGAGACTTTTTCATCTAGAATTATACTTATAAGGATTATTTAAAAAACCGCTTATATATAAATTTGCCTTAAAAAAATATCGCGCGAATTTTCCGAGAACTAGGGAGCTATATAACGGTTTTTACTTTCGCGGATATCTGAAAAAGTTGGCATGCAGTTTTTATAGTGTATTCCGGAACCGTATATATGCAACTAATTTCTGCGCTTAGGGTGCCTTTTCGACCCACTTTTCTATTGCACTTGGGTATGAAAAGGGCCTATGGGTGATTCAATCCCATAGGCCCTGAACACACACACTACCAAATTGTTTGTGGCATACTTAAGCTGGCTCCTCTCTGCCAATCCTAATCAGTAGTCCTCATTCGTATGTCGATTCAAATACGACTGCACATCCGAATGTGGGCACACTTCTGGATTTTAAAATTCGAATTTCCGAGACCGGATCTAGATACCCGACCTACTGATCGGGTATGCTAGTCGGATGTGCTACGTACTAGGCTACTTCGAGCTCAGTACCGCCGATGCGAACGCTCTCGAGTGCGCCCACATCGCATGCCAGCGTCCGGTACGAGCCGATCGAGAGCTGATTGCGTAGTTCGTTCTTAGCGATCGTCAGCGCCTTGCTGTTGACGATCTTGTACACGCCCGCCTCGATAACCTTCTTACTGACCTGCAGCCCTTGCAGCTCAAAAGAGCCATCGTTGAGATTGATCTTCAATCCGTTGCATACGTTCACGTACACGCCCTTCTTCTTGTAGTTGTCGTTCGGCACTCCCAGCGTCATATTGTGCAGAGTGTTCTTAAGGCTGTAGGTCAGATCGTTGGCAGCCTCGATCTGGATATCGTAAGAGAGAGTCGGCAGCATGCTCTCGAGCTCGATGAGAGAGTTCTGAACGCAGCGCTGATAGTCGATACCGACGTTCAGTACATGACGCGCAAGCTCGTTAGTGCTCTTGCTACGATACGTTACGCCGATAAAGCGAGCACCGTTCTTAGTGGTCGCAACGAGCTTGTTGGTCAGCTCGGTGATGAATGAATCGCTGGCAGTAGTGGTGGTGTTCATATGTTCCTTATTGACTAGTACAGTGTGGTACCGTTACGTCTGACTTGCAAGCTCTTATTGCTAACTTAGTTCG